CAATGAATCACCGTTTCCACCCATAAGCCGTTTTGTGGCTTTGGGCAGTTCATCGATTAGAAAATTCCTTATCGCATTACGCGGTGGCGTTTTCTTCATCACCTTCTCGTTAAAGACTGAGGCATAGCTGTTAACGAGCTGTATCAACTCGCCATCATCATCTTTGTTGAACGCAATTGTATTTACCGGCCTCACTTTTAGTTCTTCTGTTTCCATGCGACTTCCTTGTGCTTTTCCTTAACTCCGTAAATGTTATTACTTAACTTCATATATTATATTATCGACAGTTTGTACGTATTTGTCAACATAATTATTACTAAATTATTAAAAAATTATGTGTTTCCTTCCTAACTCCTTTTCCATAAAAGGTATATGTATGGCTCAAAAAGAAAGAAAAACTCTATATTTGCCTTCGTGGATAGTTGAAATACTGGATATTGAGGGCGAAAAATACGATGGACCTGGCGTTGTTGTCGCCTCCATGATTTATGCTTTCAGCGTCAAGAATCGAAAAGAAAAAATCAAGGTGCTACAGGATTATCGCGCTAATGAAATTACAATGGCATACGACGATGTTGTCGTTGAAGCCATTCTCGATGACATCTCTGCTGCAAAACCTCGAGCAAAGAAGAAAGATATTCAGAAGGTGCGTAAGTCCTCAAAATCCGGCTGATTTCCTGAATTTCCAGTTCTTTTTGAAAGTCAATAACGTTCTGTTTTCTTTTCATCATTTCCTCAACATTTAAGTTGAGGTGCGGTGTTATATAGTGCCGTTTGGGTGGCAGATATAACGAATAAAAAAAAGGCCCGACTCTCTCTCAAAAAAATCGGACCTTAAATTTGGAAAGGACTCCAAACGATGGCTAAATTACGCAAAAACGTTTTGAACGTCAAGAAAGAAATTGAAGAATTTGAAGAAAAACTACGAAAGCAGAAACGCAGGAGAGGACCATGGAAAGAATCGGGCATAGACTTGCCGCCTGAAGAACGGGACAAGCTATTTGCTAAGAGGCTCGTAGATGCTGTCTTTAAGCCCAAGCCAAAGAAGAAAAGTTAAGGGAATTAGCCATAGTCGCTTGCGGAGATGAATAATGGACAATGAGTCCATACTAAATGCCTTGAACGAATCTGTTGACGCCCTGGGCGATATCCCGGCCGAACTATGCACAGAACAGCAGCGAGAGGCGTATCGACATTGCGTAGCCGCCAGGGATGAGGCAGGCGAAATTGTTGATAACTAAGATTAGGAGAGTTAAAATGTGGAAATGGTCAATATATTTAATGAAATGGGGGATTTTGGTCGTTCTGTGTTTTGCCTTTGGCTGCGAAAAATACAATTCGTATCCAGGCAACTATTCTCAAGTTGCCAGCTATTCTCGCGCTGACCCAGATGTTATTGCTGCAAAAAAACTGCTTAAAGAAAAACAAATGCTTGTGGATGAAGATACACAGTTAGAATTGGAAGTAAAGATATTATTTTTTGATATAGATTATTTTGACAATGTCACTGAGCCTACATTCGTGTTAACTTTGAATGCGCAGGAACGGGAATTGTATCACGATATAAAAGAGGCTTATTCCGGTCCGAATGAAGTAATAATCATGCTTGCCCAAAAAGCGGAGTCTATCTATCCAGAGGAAAAATTCACTCGACTAATTCAAATAAATAAAATATTGTTTGAGCAATCAAACAGATGTACTGACCTTAAAGAAAGAATCAATGCTCATACTATAAAAGTTTTTGATTTCAATAGACGCTATGTAGCTAAATAAAAAATCATTGTATCCGACCTTCTTCAGGGCATGGACCGCTTTAAGCCGGAAATTATCATACCGTGAAAATAAACGACCGGCGGAACGCCACTCCGCCGGCCATACTGAAAAAGAAAGGAATCTCTAATTACCCTGGAGCAACTCTGTTCGTTTGACTTCCCGGGCGAGTATTTCGATATCATCCTCGACGGTATCGACATTTTTATATCCGCACTGCTGAAAATGGCCCTCTTCGGACATTACGGCTATTTCGTTCTTCATCATCGCAAGCCAGCTAAGCAATTTATTTATATGTTCTGAAGGCTCGCTCATCGCCCACCGTTCCTTAACATAACGGCGTATGTGGTCACACAGCCTATCGTAAACGTCAAAATGGAGAATGCCAACGTTGCCCATACCGGAAGCCTGTCTTGAAGTTTCGCAATAGCTTCCCACTGCATTTTATCGCTATCTTTCAGGGTCTCGATAGCCTCTTCGTGGCTCGCTACTATCGCCTCTGTACTTGCCATTTTTTCGCTCCGCTCATCAAAAATATTTCCATCGTTTCAGCAACTCGACAGTATTCTCACAATCCAAATCTTCGATCCGGCTTATCGCATTATAACCGACCCGGATTTGCCCGGCGGTCGCTTTTGCCGAGTCTAAAAGTGCGGCGATATTCGAGTCCTTGCCCGTAACATGGACCACACCGGCGCCGAAGTAGCCGATCCAGTCGTGGGAAGGCTGCAGCTTTGGCATTTCGCCTGTTGACATGGCGGCAATCATATCGCCCCATCCATCCAGAACTTCCGCCATTGCGTAGATGGCCGGATACCGCAGGCCGGTCTCGAATCCGTAGAAATAGGGCAGTCCGTCTTCTTTGCCTATGACGGTCCTGACGCACAGCGGCCCGCAGAATTTATTGGTCTCTAAAAACGGCGCCATCTTGTGCAGTGTATGGCGGTAAATAGTCGCCGTAGTCTCGATATCCCGCCTTCGCTTCGGCGGCCAGAACCACCCGATGACACTGCCGTTTCTCTCGATAGTGGAAAAAAGGCTGTTGGGAACGAGCTGGCCCATTACATACCAGGCCTGGAGACAGACTGCCGAGCCCTCTACTTCCTCATCGTCGGCCGGCATCTTGAATTGATACAGCCTGGCTATTTTAAGGCCGAACTCCCGATCGAATTGCAGGACATCGTTGAACGTACCGGCACCCCAGACATTCTTTATCCCAACAGCCGCCTTGCCGGATCCCGGCGAATCGAAGATAACAATGGTCTCATCATCGAGACCTTCATGCCAGTCGGCAACTTGAGACATTCCGCATATTGGATTTTTCCATGTTAGAAAAGGCGGTATAGTATCCGGCAGCCAGAAATCAACATAAAATCCCTCTTCGGCTATCCGTAGTGCTAAAGCCAATCCTTCACCTGATTTTGAGATTATTCTGAATTTAGGCATTGACATTGACCCCGACTCTCCTATAATAAAGCGAGCCGATAGGAAGTATTGTGCTTCCGACCGGCTCTAAACATAGACGTCCAGAGCATTTTCTTGATGTAATTCCTGTTTGCGTAAAATGTCATCAAAATATTCCTGAAAAACAACCTATTTCGTCTTCCTTCCCAATGCCATTTGGTCAATTATAAGATTCGTTCCCGGCTTAGCTCTCGGCGTTAGGCTCATCCTGCGGTTTATCGCATTATTTATGTACCTGTCCAGGAGCAATCCTTCCGTCTTTATATTATACTTCTTAACGTACTCATTCCACTTGGCGACCTCTTCCGGTTTGGCATCTTCCTGGGCGATTTGGTACGCCTTGTTCTGGAGTTTCTTTTTTATTACTCCTTCGGCAATCTTCTTTTCCGTCTTATTCGCCTTGGTATTGACATCTAACAACTTATAGACATCCATGCCCTCGAAGAGGTCCTTAATACCATCGGCACTTAGCGGCTTTTTCGATTGCTTGACGACCATTGCCATTTGCATATAAACGTGTTTACGGCCTTTCTCATCTTTGACTGTTTGAAGTTGTTTCCACAAAGACGACAATTCCGTTCGCGCCTTATTGCGACCTTTCCTTTCAACCATTTCCGGAATGGAAGCTTTATCCGACTGGTATTTTCTATCCAGCACATCGGTGCGTTCGTAAAATCTCTGCAAGGACTGTTTCGGGGCGTAAGATTCGCGCATGAACAAAGTGCCGAGTACCGGCCAGTCGCTCAGTGTGATTTCCTTTTTGCTCGCCAGGTCAAAACTTCTGCTTACCCGGCTGTATAAACCCCCGGAATAACTATTTACCAGATATTCAAGTTTGGCGGGAGAATATCCTATCGTCTTTCCGATCAGCTTCATCAACCTGCTCGTATAGATTTTGTACTGGTCCTCCGGCATCATCCCTTCGACGCTTGCGGGGACAATCGGCCGGCCGGCAAAGTCTCTATTGGCTATAACGTCAGCAATGGGACCCGCTACGGCCGGCCAGTCGGAGGGATTGGCCTGTCTAAGAGATTCGGATAGCATTTCCGTAACAAGTTTCGGGTCTTTGCGGTACTTCGCATCAAGGGCCGCTACCGGGGCCGACTGGAAGATATGGCCTAACTCGAATGGTACGGGAAGCCTGATAATCGTATCCGTGCCCGGTATTCTGAAATGCAGGTAGCCGTTGCGCTCATAGGGCGGCATTTCCTTGTACCATTCTTCATCCTTTGAACGCCACCAAAGCCATATCGCCGGGATCGTCAGGGAGGCTATTGCCTTGAGCAATGTTGCCCCCGGTCGCTCTTTTAATGTTCGCAGTATCTTGTCCGGCCCCTGGATGGCGGCGTTGAAGAAAGGAATAGTCTGATTGAGAACCTTTCCTATCTGGCCGTGCCTGCTGAAATTGGTCGTCACATCCTGGGCCGCATTTAGTGCGTAGAGAGAGGCTGCCACGCTACCCTTGCCGTATTTCTCTTCGGCCGCTCTCAGGGCAGGTATGAATTCTCCGATTCTCGTTCCCGCCTCGGTGACGCCAAACAGTTCTCGCAAAGCGTCAACGGGATGTGCGACGGTATAGACCACCTTGCCCTTTATGGTAGATACAAGTATTTCCTTTTCAAGATGCTGCAGGGCCCGTCTGTCTGCAAGTATCTGGGCCGACATTTTACCGCCGAGGGCCTTGAACTTCTGGGCGCCGGGTGTCCTGAAAACGTCCGCCGCTATCCCGCCAACGGCTGAGAGCGGTCCGGCCTTTGCGTGTTTCGATAAGACGGTAAAGGTCATGGCGTCCCGAGCGAAGTTTCTAATTAGGCCGAAAGGCGCGTTAAGTCCGGTAGCTCCGAGCCGCAATGCCCTTGTCGGCTTACCTAAGGTAAAGTTCCAAAATTTCGGGAGCGTGTACAGATCGAGTCCCTGGATTGCCCGGTACAGGTTCGGTTCGACCTCGTAAAACTGACGCTTGCCGTCAATGACGAACGAAACGATATTGTCCTTGCCGTAGTATTGAGAGGCGTTACTGTAAACAGTCAGGATTTCATCCCAGTGTTCGAGCATTGCTGACGATATCTCGTCCGGGTCAAGGCCCATTCGTTCGTATGCGATACGGGCTATTTCCTTCTTCAACTGCTCGGCCTCGAACTGAGTAGCCTGCGTGGGTGCAGGCACTTTCCATATCATCCCGCCCGTACCTTTTTTATCCGCGAGCCTGGCTAAAGCAACCGCCACTTCGGTCTTATGGGCAACGCCGATAATCTTCGCCGCCTGCTGTATCATGGATTCGAACGGGTCGATGACAGCCCTGCCTGAACCCTTTCTTTTCTTAACGGCCTTGGCTGTTCCTGCTACCCCCTTACCTGCTCCCTTGCCAACATTCAACTCACCTTCAAGAAATTCTCTCATAAATGGAATATAGATCGGATTCGCCGCTTCGATAATAGCCCTGGTCTTCTTCTCCATCCCGCCGGCTTCTACGAGATAATCGAGCAGCCGATGATTCCATTCGGTAATTTCCTTGAGCGTTTCCTGCCATTGCGGATTGTCGTATTTCTCATAAGTGTAATTCGCATCCTCGCCACTTATTCCGGGATTGAGTCCTTTTTTGTGATATATTCTTGCCTGTGCCGCTACTATCCATCGCGTGAAGGCTTTAATATCCTTGGCGACCGGCTTGACGATTTCTTTTAGCCCCTTGCCCGTTCTATTGCCTGCCAGATCGGTTGTGTAATTTTCTACGAAGAACCGGGCAATAGCACCGGCCTTATCCGCCCGGCCGACGGCTATCTGATACGGGTCCAAGTCCGCCCTCATTTCTCCTTCTTTAATACCCGACCGCCCCATTGCCCTGCGAATCGGCTCCAGTTCACTACGGAACGCCCTTTCAGCCCACAGGCTTGATCGCTTGATCCGCTCGAACATAGTGCCTTTTGCCGGCTTCCTGCTAATCTGCGATTCTATCCGGGCCTCCGCGCCCTGCAGGCGCCAATTGGTAATCATCTTCTTTGTGATATTGAGCTTTTTGTCAATGTCACGATGGTCCGGAAGATAATCTTCGGCGAACCACTTGGAAACGGCGGGAGCCTTTGTTACGGCCTCGTCCCCGGTAAGATACTCTCGAATGAACTCGGCGAATCCCTCGGACTTATAACCGCCGGGCGGTTTTATCGAGCCGTACAATGCCTTGCCGAGCGCCATTAGCTCTTTTGCCATATCCGCGTTCGGCGGATTCTTACTGAGCCGGTTATTGAGAGTCCAGTCGATATGATGGCCGATTTCGTGCATGGCCGTCGTGAGTTTCCGAACGTCCTTCAAGCGAATACCGACAGCTTTAGGGTCGAACCATCCGGCGTACTTCTTATGGTGTGTCGCTACCCCCCGCATCGGAATGTTGAACGCCCTCTCGATATATGTAACGATCTCGGTAGCAGTCTGGACCTTGCCGGCGGGCTCCATTGATACCTTGATCCGCCCTGTTTCCCCGCCTACGTCGCCGATAGCCCCGCCGCCTGTGGGCTTGGGTTTGGGCTTTTCTCCGGCAATAACCTCTATGCGTGATTCCAATGCCTTTTGCAATTCTTCCGATGTCTGTCCAGTTTTAACAGGCATAGTTACTGTTCTTGTTTTGCCGTCAGGACTTGTAGTGAATATTGGTCTGTCAGGGAAAGGAAAATAGAAATTGACTGTCTCATCACCGCGAATTGCGTGAAAGTCCAGCGCATCCATAAGAAAACGTGGATTAGCCGCGCCGAGTATCTTCCCGCCCGGCTGAACATTTATTTCCGTATGCCCGACTTCAGGGGCAGATGCAGCAAAACCGAGCGAACCGTCTTTGTTAAGAATGATTAAGACGCCTTTGGATTCTTCGGTTGTCAACGAAGCCGCCTGATGCAATCGGCGCCACACCATAGGCAACTCGTTATTGATGGCGTTGTAGGATATTGTTATCGCTTTTTCGTTTGAAATATCAGGAATGATATCTTGCCATTTCGGGAACTTCATTCCTGATTTATCTGCTTTGCCAAGAACGCCTTTTCTTAACGATGTATTATCTGTGTATATTCCATCTTTGCCCCATTTACCTTTTGCCATGAACATCCGCCGGCCATCGGTAGTAACAAGATTATCACCTTCAACTAAAACGCCTGATATTGCATAACGACTTGTTTCCTTTGCAGTTGCTTTTTGAATCGCATAAATGAAGTCCTCTTTTTTAGTTTTGGCTTTGAAGAGTTGCTTTGTCTTGCCGATTGAAGGCTGTTTTTTCTTCTCGGACAGCTTCTTCATTGTCGCCATTTTTGCACCAATGGCGCCGAGTTCCTTCTCTTTGCCGGGCATGGCGAATAACGAGACGTCGTCCTGCGGCGATTCTATCTCGATTTGTAAGGTGCGATATGCTTGATCGACTTGTTCGTGGGAGTATATAACCTCTGTAATTACCGATTCGCCTTCAACCATTCCAAGTTTATATATACCAGCATGCGCAAAAGGCGTATCTCTACCTCTTTGTAAGTTTCGGGCTTCCTCGATTATTTTTGCAGCATCTTCTGGTTTCGTTGGGTCGAGTTCTCCTGTTGGTTCGAGGGAAACAGTTGGCCTTGCTTTCCTCTGCTGTTCCTCAATACTTGGTTTAGGCTCAGTAATGGTTTCTTCTTTTGTGATTTCATCTGCTTTTCCTTCTGGAATTTGTAAATCTCGAATATCATCCACAATGAATTCTTCGCCATCGGGGAATTGAATGGCCCACGAATTTGGTTTGCCACGCCAGATTTGAATATCTATAATTTCGCCAGTTTTTCCTGCTGCATGCGTCAAATGGGCAGTGGAGGGTTTGTCCACAATGCGCACTATATCCCCTACTTTTAATTTCTCCGACTTCGTAACGACTTCGGGCTGTTCGGCTTTTTCTTCGGTTGCCTTAAATGTCTCATCTTTCAGCTTTGCATCGGACCTGGCCCATGCCATCGCCTGCGATCTGGATTCAAACGTTTGCCCTCGCATTCCTACTATTGTTTCTCTGTTTCCATTCGTAACCCTTTCAACAATAAACTGATTTGCCTCTGGCTCTACGATCTTGTAATCAATTCCTTTCGGCGTCCGTGCAGCGCCGGTTCGCTCAAGTTTGGTTGCGAATATATCGTATGGGTCTTGTGAAGGAGTTGGCTTCTTTTCTTCGGCTTCGGGGGAAACTTTTTTGATTGTATAAACAATAATATCGGAATCTTGTTTTATCTTTTCTCTTACCCCTTCAACTTCGACAAAATCCGATTTAGTAGTAGTGTGAGATTCCAATACAGAAAACCCCGCCTTTTTTGCGAGTTCTTTTATCTGTTCCGACTTCCAATAATGAATTGTTTTGCCTGCTGTTTCTATCTTTGTATATTGATGAATTTTTGCTATTCCACCCGGTTTCAAGACTCTGTGGATTTCGCCTAAAGATTCATCTAATAGTGAACTGTGCAATGCAGCTATAGAAAATACCGCATCAAAACTCTCATCAGGGTATTTTAATTTTTCCACATTGCCTTTTTCAAAAGTAATATTTTTTAATTTGCCTGCGTTTTTCTTTGCGGCAGAAACAGCTTGTTCTGCAACATCTATTCCCGTTGCAGTATGACCTTGTTTAGCAAGAAAAATACTATCCCGCCCATTGCCAGTTCCAATTTCTAATATGTTCGCTTGCTTTATGCCTTCCTTTTCCAGGTCATCATTCAATTCTTTTGAAAGAGGGGACGGTTCTTTGTCTGTCATCCAATGTGGAAGCTCTCCTTTACGATATTCCGCTTTCCATTCCTGAGTTGTCAATCCTTCAGCAAAATCTTCTACTAAATTCTTTTCTTGTGGCGTTCCTTTGATTTTTACTTCCCCTTCAGTCTTCCACGGCTGCTTTGCCTCCGGCGGAGTAACAGTCGCCGCGGCGGGCTTAACGGCGGTGGGCGGGGCTTCGGCCTTTAACGGCTCCACGACAGCGACAGGGGCCTTCTCGTCAGTGATAGCGGGAAGCCCGGAAGTATCAACGGCCTCGGAAATGGGGGGTATTACCTCTTGCTGGCCCGGTTCCGGCTCATAAGGCGTCTTTCGCCCTGGCTCGGGACCGAGTATCTTTTGACCGGCATACTTCACGGCCCCCGGCGCAAGCAGTACGCCTGTTTCGATTAACATATTACGGGCCTGGAAGTCCTGCTCGAATCCCGCTGCTATACGCTGATCGAAGGTAGCATTTTTACCGGCCCCGAAGTCCTGTACGCCGAACAGTCCCCTGAGATATGTACCTATCCGTTCTTCGCCCCACTCGCCGAGCAGGCCGTTGTATCCGACTTTCGTTCCGGCTCTTTTCCAGAACTCAGAATCGGAAATACCAATACTCTTTGCGAATTTACGCATCCCCTCCATCATCTTGCCGCCGAATGGCAGCTTTGAAACAGCCTTGCCGAATCCCGCCCCGGCAGTCTCGGACAGGTTCTCAATATAGACATCGCCCCACGCCTTGGCTAATGCCATGCCGCCTTTTTCGCCGCGATCGATCTGGTCGATAAGGGCCGACTGTATTCTGTGCGGCTGCATCGCCGTCATCTTTCCGGCAAACTTCAGAGCGCCCGGAACGGATTTGACTTTGCCAATTCCGCCGGCGTACATTTCGGCCATGTATGCCGGAAGATCAGCTATTCCGCCAGCGATTGAGGCCGGTATGGTTTCGCCCCTGGCTTGCTTTTCCTCGAAGTCCGTGACTATCTTTTCAAGTTCTTCCTTCGTCTCCGGCTGTTTTATCGTCAGGTATTCGCCCATCGGCATTGTGCCGTAACCCGGACCGTATTCACCCTTGCTCAGTCTTTTTTTCGCTGCCGCCGATCCCTTTTTCTCGTAATCATGTAACGGGCTAAATGGCAGGTGGGCCAGTACATCAATGGTTCTTATACCTTTGAGTTTTTCGCCAAGCGTTTCCGGCGCCCAGGAACCCTGCGCACCCGCTCCGCGGAACACACCGCCTTCCTTTTCGGGCAGTCCGACCGACTCCGGCCTGAGCCATTGATCGGCCAGGTTAGTTAACCGAACCGGAGGGCTTCCAATTATCTCATCGAAACTCCTGACCTTCGGCTTTTCAATAATATCGTCGAAGTTCCGCAATTTCGGATCAGGACCGGATATAATATCTTCGAAAGCTCTTACCATTTAGATTTCCACTTCTCGTAATACTCTTTCGCCTTCTTTTTGTCTGTCTTGGCGATAATCCGTATGTTATCTTCAAATTCTGCAATGGTTTTAGGCTCGGCAGGGGCAATTTGCGGTGCGACCTTTTTGATGCTCGGCGTTTTGAATGAAGGTGATCTCATAGCATCAGCCGGTCCGTAAATATCTATGCCGGGAGATTCTATCCGACGCCTGGGCGGCTTTGGCGTTCCCAATAATCCCTCTAACGGCGGGAGAATATCCGGTTGCAAAAAACCCTTTTCGGCCTGCAATGCCATTTCTGCTATTGTCGGAGTCTGCCCGAGATTCACATTCGGGACAGGTGTCGGTGTCGGAAGAGGCGCCGGCGGAACATTATTCGGCCCGCGATTTAATGAGTCGATCAGAGAGTCCGAACCGCCTGCCGCGGGCAAACCGCCGTTATCCGGGAAAGGTTCGGGCCCAGGGACGCCTCCGGCTTCATTCATCTTTTTTACCAGGGCAAACGCATCCTCTATGGAAGCACTTTCTCCAAGCATCATCTTAGCTTCCATTAACTGGTCTATAAAGCTTGGGGGCGCGAAAGAATATGCCGGTCTGCCATGAACGTCATATTTCGTTGTCATCTTTTCGCCGGGCCTGCGTTTCCCTCTCGCTTCTTCCTCCGTCATGGGCGGTCGATTGAGATAATCTTTCTGCGCCATCTGCCATACCTGCATAGCTTCTCTCATGGCACGGTCCCTATCTTCCATTGCCTGGTTGCGTTTCAACTGTTTGCCCTTCAGGAGTCCACCCATAACGCCGCCGAATATATCGCCGAATGCCTCGGTCTTACTTTTCTGCCTTACTTGTTGAATAGGCATCTTAATCTCCTTTTTTTATCGTGGAAAATTACTATACCACGGTGAAATATCGCTTGTTCCATAATAAGGTTGATTGACAGGGACACGGGATAACGTCGAAGCTAAAGATGTATCTCCGGTATTGCCCCCGCCGCCCATCATAGCCAGCATAGCCAACGAACCCAATCCGCTGGCCATTCCGCTCGTATTGGCGGGCTCAGGCATCCAGTATTCCGGCTTACTCGTTGCCATACCGACTGCCTGCTGTAGTGAATAACCCATATCCTGAAGCTGTCTTACGAAGTCCTGGTAACGTGCCGTCAGTTCGTCCTGCTCGATTTGACGCGGCAGGGTGCCTAAAGCCTGTGAAGCGGCGACTCTCGACTGTGGCACATTCTCGGCCCAGCCCATCTGGTTAAGTGCCATCGGCACGGCATTCAGACGATTCATACGCTCGTTTTCGTACAACTGGCCCAGGACCTGTGCCATCGAGCCCATCGCTCCTTCCTCAACCTCCCGCTCCTGTTCCAGGCGCCCGCCGCCGAAAAAGGCGTCCCTGCCGGAACTCCTCGCAGCTATACGATCTTTGGCCTGCTGCAATTCGCGCATAACGTTTGTGCGATATGCCTCATAATAAGGCCCGGTCGCCGGGTCATACGTCTTGCCGGATAATGTGTTTTCCAGCTCCTCTGTAGTCATACCGAACAGGTTGCTCTCGGTAGGCAATGGCTCGGAAAGATATTCGCCCAGTCCCTTCAGGCCCATTGTCTCGTATTCGCTCATGGGCGCCGTCATCTGGCCCCCATACGGCTGGCCGGACACATCGATAAACTCCCTGCCCTTTGCCGTCAATGAGGGCAGGAGAGACCTGTAAGCCTCTATCTGCTCCGGGAGCATTAAGAGCTTTGGTTTTTCTTTCTTGCCGAATAGCGAACTGAGGCCCGCACCCGCCCCCGCTCCTAATAACCCTACTGTTAAAGGATCCATTTTTTATTACTCCTTCAAATATTATCACACAGTGACGAGCAAACGGTAAGTTATTTTAAGGTACTCACTGTTCGCCACCGTCACCCAATCGACTTCTTCCGTAAAAACATCCCGCACAATAAGAATCGGGTAGCAATTTCCAGAATAATCACCCCATAGTACGACAATCGAGTATTCCTTAATCACAATCGAGCCGCCGGAAGCGTTTCTAAAGATTCGCTCTATATCGAAATAAGTATCGGCGCCGTCAATAATGGGCTCCCCGAAAAATCCGCCGCTGTACTGAAGCTCCCCGGTTCCGACCCCGTGATCTATTTTCTGATGGAGCGTATATGTAAGGGCCGTATTGGCCGCCACTCCGTCTCCTACCTGAATCCCGACGTCCTCGCCAAACTTCTCGCGGCTATCATAATAAGTATATACCCTGCTGCCGCCGAATACCTGGGGGCATTTAAGTAAATTGTAAGTTTGGTAACTACTGGAATTGTTTCTCGGCGTCCCGCCCGTATCTATCGGATATACGTATGTACCGGTAATAAGGTTGCCGTAGAGCAGGTGGAGGAAATTTTTCACAAAACTTTTGGACTGCCACGCCCGCGAGCTTGTGATTCCCTTTTCCGGATGAATCGTTTGCACTTGTAATTGTAATTGAAACATTATTACGCCTCACATGCAAAAGTATATGTCAATGTTAATTCCTGCCCGTTAGCGATGGATACTGGCGTCTCCTTGACGTCACGAATAACCAAAGGACGTATAGAGTAACTACCGTAATATGAAGCGCAGACTTTCAGACCGAACTCCGTAACGTCGATAGTTTCTCCGCAGCCGTTGGCAAAAGTCCGCGTTAAAGTTATCGTGGATACCAGGTCACCATCATCTTCAGGGGCCGTAAAGCCGACAGTGCCGTGAACCATCATGCCGTATGACTTGATCTTATACGCCACACCGTCAACGTCCGTATCGTTGGCGAAGCCGCCGTAACCGTCACCGGTGCTATAAAGATTGAAATAATCCGGAGAGCCGTCTACAGTATCCTCAATAATGCGTTCTTTCCCGCTGAGGGCGCCGGAAGTCAGCTCAATAAAATACTGGTTATACTCATCGTTAGACAAAGGATTGCCGCCGTTGTCATATATCCGATATTGGTTTGAAAAACTCGCATGGGTAGTTCCCGTCAGGGCCGATGCGACAGGAGCAACCGAACCATTAGTAATCTGCTTTTCGAGATTGTGATCGGTGACCGCATGGGTAGTCGTGCCGGTACCGATAACCGGGCCCAATGTGGGGTTAGAGGTTTTCGTAACATTTAAGTCATTGTCTGCTACTATGCCTGCGATGTACGTCTCGCCGTCCATGGAATTGACCACATTGCCGAGGCAGTCGGCCATTAAATATCGCAGGATCTTCATCCAGTTGGCGTTGAAACTTTTGCATGGAAACTTTTCATACCCGACAAGTTTTCCTTTCCCATCCCGAACACATGCGTCTATCGTCACCCTGATGGATACATCCTCATCCTTGATTTCCCGCCTGCGCTTCAAGTCATCGAGCGTAGCAAAAACGTTTCGAGGATGGATAATCTTTTTACTTGGTGTTAGTATTTTCATTTTTAATGTCCTTTACGGAGACGGAAAAAGAAGATTGCATCGAAGCTCCGAGCTTCTTTTTTTCCTGCGATTGCTTTTTTGGTCTTTTTCCAAACGTATGAGTTCGCTTAATCATTTTATTTTTTCCTTTAAGATACGCTTCCTTCCACATAATCCGTCACACTCAGCGAATCGAAAACGTTGACTTCCAGAGATATTACTATCGTCACCGCATCCGTCAGGCCCACAGAATCGTTCAGATTTATAGACAAAGGAAACTTGAAACTCGAATTCATCGAAACTTCTATCTGTTTCGTCTCGTCCATCGTTATGATCGATGCGTCAAGGACACTCGCCTCCAGCTCGTGACGATAACCATTAAAGTAATCCGTGTCGTCTATACTGTCCCTCTGTATGGAAGTCAGGCCGCCTGCCTGCACCGTATTTTCAACGTCCATACTGATAATCGAGCATTCTCTAACGTAGGCATCCATCCAGACCCTGTAGTAAATCTTACCGCCGAAGTCCGCGCCAGGCTCCTGCCACACCCATGACCAGAACGGCTTTTGATTAGCCCCGCCGGTCGTAAGGACCTGGCCGTACTGGCCCGGGATGAGTCTTTCGATATATTTGTTATCTTCCCAGTCTTCCCAGATATAAACTATCGAGCCGGTTGGCGAGGCTAAGATATATGCCAGCAGTGCGTCAACGTAGGCCTTGATAGCGTACTCCGAGACCGCCGCATACATTGAGGCGTCAGCCAGCGATGTATCGTTCGAGAAGCCCGGCCCGTGCGCGGTAAAGGCCCTCGATGCGTCGATCAGGAAGGCGTACAGGTGGTCTTCCACATCCTGAAGGCCGGTAAGGCCTCCGTGGTCCAGCGTGCCGATCTCGATATTGATATTCTCAATCAGTTCATCGATATAGTTTTTCAGCGAGCGCATCAACTGGGCCTTGAGGTCGTCGAGAGTCCGGGTCAGCTTGCGGGCGTATCGCTGAGTCTTGGCATCGCCTATCTGCTTAGTGCCTGGGTAATTGAGTTTTTTACCTATCTCAGACATTCAATCTCGCCCCCGCAATCTGCCAGTACATCACGGCCTTCTGAAATGAGAAGGTCTGGTCTTCCCGGGCGTTTCTGAATCGCCAGCGAATCTGCCGGAAGTCTATTCTCTTTTTGACCGTTTGGGGAAGTTCAAGCGTTGTACTGGTCGCTAAAGTTTTCAGCAGCGTCCAGCTCTTGCCCTTGTCCTTGGAGTAATATACATCCAGACTGCCGCCCGTATAATATACATCGAGCCTTACCGACCGGTTCCGAGCATCCGGGCCGGCCGGATCGAAATCCTTCGTATCGAACCACGCATCTATTGCCGTCCCGTTGTCGTTAGTCTCTATGGTACTGTACTCGTAAACGTAGCCGTCAACGTCGCCGAACAGCAGTGTCGGCGTCATGCTCAGCAGCCTCCGGTCGCCGATCCTCCAGTTCATATCGCGGACCTTCATCGTCAAATCGCCTATCCGCAGGGCGTTCTCGATGTAGTAGTGGCCGTAGGCCGTGAAATAGTCGGAGAATTTGTGCCGGGTCCACCGGCCGGACTGCCTGTTGAGACACCAGGCGATATCGGGATAGTCGGCATAAGTTGAGACGACGTGGAGCCAGTATTCCTTCTCATCTGCCAGGTCCACACCGAATGCCCGGTCGATCTGCTCGGTCTTGAGGATTCTGAACAGCTCCTTGCGAATGAGCTTGCCGATGTCCTCCGCCTCGATACCGTCGAAGATATAGAAATCGTCCCATCCCAAAAAGACAATCTCCTCGCCTAAGCAGACTGCGCTTCGGCCCGAGGCGCAACCGATCTCCGGCACCTTATTATCGAAACGGAAGATATCCGTATCGTCGCTGGCGTAGCCGAGCCACAGGCTTTTATCCTTGAGAACGACCAGGTAATCGCCCTTGTACCGCAGGGCCTGCTTAATCCAGTCGCTGCCCGGCAGGTCTTTGTAGCTGGCATTACTGGTAAGCCAATTGGTAGGATCTGCGGTGTTCGGCCATCTTGCCCTCTGGTGCATCGGGTCGCCGCCCTCGACAGTATCGAGAGCCATTAGATAATCTTTGAACTGCCGAAGTAGTGCGGCCTTCGGCGGTGAGCCCTCCAGGTCCATCAGGACATTGCCGTCGTACCTCTTGATATTGTCCTTGCCGTTAGTGCAGCACCACCACATATCGGCCTGGTCAACTTTACGGATATGGTCGAAGCTGAAATAGTCGGTATCGTTGCCGGTGAAGCAGTCGTAAGCGTTGAAATCGTCTATCAGGATATCGCACGCCCCGAAATCCGATGTCGCCTTCAGGGCAATGGAACCCACGTTTGTCAGGTCCGAAGTCAGGTTCAGGATTCTCAAATCAAGGTAAACCTGCGTCCAGGTACCGGCGGCGAGGGCGGGAAGGTCCAGGACTCTCAGCGGCGGGGCCTTCATGGCGGCGTCGGTAAGAGAAAGCGAATCGCTCACCGATACATCCAGTACGGTCGGCGAATCGACGGCAATCTCAACACCGTCCGCCAGGCCGATGGTATCCTGAACATACACACCGTAGGCATCAAGGCTCATTACCGGCCCATCGGAGAGAGCCAGTGAATCGTAGACGGAAACGTTAAGGGCCGAAGGGAATCCGACAGCATTCAAAACAAACTGCAAGTCGCCGGCCGCCAGGGCGATGGATGACTTTATCCAGAAACGGATATGGTCGTAAGCGCTGATATCCCCGATGGCCTTTTCCCTGAACACAACCTGGCCGGTCCCGAAATCGGCGCCTATCGTAATTTTGACGGAAGTTTCACCCACCTTGATGTCAGTCGTTTCGCGCGCTACCGTAACATCGGCAGAAGGAACCCATGCCACGGGATCGTCCTCGCAGTCGTCGAGCAATACTTTCTCGGTCAGCAGGTCCCATATTGACGTACTGGAGTTCCAGCGGTAAATGTCCTTCGTCGTCATGGCCAGAAGGTACGTGGCCCCGGACATCTTCCTGAACTGGTCGAATCCCATTACAGGGCCGGACAACGGCAGGTTGGAGCCGAATGTCTTGTATCCATGCCGTTTTTGGATAAGCCCGTCCTGAACGGAGACATTTTGACAATTACTCATTTCAACGGGCAGGATCTCGTCGCCCGCCTGCGAGTAGTTCAGGCCCCCGATCGGGGCAGGGATTAGTTCTGTAAAAGTCCTTGGCATTTTTCAGTATCCTATAGCTATCCAGAAAAACGGGATTGTCCCATCCATACTGTCATTTCGGTCAATTTTGAAATTGGCGGCTGAAACCGAAGTGACCGGCAGGACACTTTGCATACCGGACTGTTTCCCGATAGTTACGCAGGCCACACATCCCGTTGGAAAGGCATCGGCAAAAGTAAAAGTTTCTTCGGTATCCAGGGTCGAATTGGCAGTCCCCATTTTTACTATAAACCCGTTAGGAATCTCGCAGCTTTCTCCGCCAATATAAGGTGAAGGGTCGAAAGCGGCCGGAATGCTGTCGTCAACATATTTCTTGTTGGCTATCATCGCGTCCGTCGTCGGTGCCGCAGAAGAAGCCATTAAGGACTCATCTGCCAGAGTAGCAATATTACTGAAAGTCTTTGCACCGGCAATGGTCTGATCGCCCGTCATCAAAACGACGTCCTGTACTTCTGCCCAGGCCGTGCCGGTCCAGTAATACTGCTGGTTTGCCTCGTCGGTAGCGATAGCGATACAACCCTTTGTAGTTGTCGCCGGTACGGGGAATGCCGATTTGAGCCCGATGTAAGACACGGTGCATTCGCCCGGCTTATGCTCCCCGACGTCCGTATGGCCCGTCTCATCGAGGTAGGCCTGGTGCTGGACGGCGAGCCGTTCCCGGACATCTTTGCGAATCTGTCTCTGGTAGTCGTCTAATTCATAGCCGAAATTATCGTCATCAGGGAATTCTTCCTGCCATGCTCGTGTTAAACTCATAGTATTTTCTCCGAAATATTCTTGAAAGGTATTTGGAAATGTGTATAATAAGCGAGCCGCAAACGGAGATTAGGCTCCGAAAACGGCTCTAACCGCAACCAACTATTAAGGAGTTGATTATGGCTGAAACAATCGTAACAAAAACATGCCGGGTTTGTAAAGAAACAAAACCAATCTCGGAGTTTTATACAGACCGAACACACAAAGATGGCTATAAAAATATTTGCAAAAGTTGCCGTTTGCAACAATGTAAACAATATAGAAAAACCAAAGAATATAAAGATGCTCAAAAGCGATATAATAAAAGTGAAAAAGGCAAGGCCAGAAAGAAATGGTACGACAAAAGCGAAGAAGGTAAGGCCACAAGGAAGCGGTATCGCCAAAGCGAAAAAAGCAAAATTTCTTTTCAAAGATATCGATTTCTTCGATCTGAGTATGTTAAAGCTAAGAATGCGGTTAATAATGCAATCAGGGTTGGAAAAATTAAGCTTGTGAATCAGTGTCAATGTCAATATTGCGAAAATACAGCTCAGATATATCATCACAATCTCGGTTATGATCCCGATCATTGGTTGGATGTTATTCCCGTGTGTCGCCCATGCCATTACATTCTTCATAATTACACTCCGAGGTTCGCACCATCAACAGGGACCATGCCTTTCTCGATGCCGCCCAATTCAAGTGATTGATCGTTCAGAATTATTTCAGCCAACCGCTTGGTTGCCTTGTTTTCAAAATACTCCATTGAAGGATCTTTGGCCCATTCCAGGGCCAACGCAGTCGCTTTCCATTCGATAAGATTATGGAACTTGGTTGTAAATACGTTTGTGTCGTCGTCTTCCACCAGAAGCGGGAGGTAAGACCAATATTCCATATCAAAAATAAATGCCTCATCGCTGTTACAGGAATGATCGGGCAAACAGAAAAGCCATATCTTGAACTGCTCGATACAGAAATGGGTCGGCTTCCCCTTGTCCAGCAGGTAAGCGAAATAAGGGTCGTCCTCGATATCGGTCTTGTGCAATTTAGTCAGCGGCACGCGGTTATCGTCGGCGTCGATAAGTTCGACGTTCTTATCCTTGCGGAACTCCCATGCTCCGGCTGTCGTGCCGTCCGGCAGGTCGTACTTGCGCTGCAAATCTATCGTGGACGCCTGGACCTCGTTGACGAGGAACGATAGGTCATGGGAAATGAGTTGCCCGTTCGGAAGGATGACCTGCCCTTCGCAGCTCCATCGGACGGCATCGTTGATCCAGCCGTTGAGCATAGCGGTCGTCAGGTTCGTAAACTGCTCGCCTTCGATATTGTCGGTAACATTAGTTATGATTTCCGAAAACTGCATTTTCTTCATACTCCATAAAAAAAACCCCACACATGGCTTTGCCACGCATGGGGCTCTCTTTCAAGGTATCCCAATCTCTCTATTGACTTTTTACTTACTTATACTTTCGACCAAACAGCCGAACTTACTTCACCGGTCTTGCTCCATTCACAATCGCTCGCATCCGACACCGGCGTCCATTCGGCTGAGCTGCCTTCGGTCGGGGGTTGCCAGTCGGGCAATCGCACGCAGGCGACTGCATCGGCCAGACCAATGATATCGGACACGGCAACGACAAAGGCAACACCTGGTTGAACGATATCGACCACATCGGTCAGGAGCAGAGAATCGAAAACATCCACATTAAAAACCGTCAATAAAACAGTCTGCTCGTCAATGACGGTAAGGGTATCGTAGACCGAGACTTCATAGACGGCAAACTGCTGTTCGATTGATTCCGAAAGCGATATCGTATCGTACACATTGACCGAGAGCTCGCTCGCTTCCACAAGAGTAACATCGGCAGCGTCGTTCAGACCAAGCGAATCGGAAACGAATATTTCCAGTACTGGAACTTCGAGGCCGGTAACATCCATAACGCCTACCGAATCGGAGGCCAATACCTCAAGGACCGGCAGTTGTATCGTCGTTTCATCAGTCACGCCAACAGAATCGAATACGCAGACTTCATAGACGGCGATCTGTGTAGTTGTAACATCCGATACGCCAATCGAATCAAAGACTGATACTTCAAGAGCCGGGATCTGGGCCGTCGTTTCATCAGTGAGGCCAATATCATCGTAAGCAGATATCTCATAGACGGCGATCTGAACATCCGCTTCATCGCTTACTCCAATATTATCGGCAACCGACAGTTCGTAGAAATTCAACATGCCGGCCGTGGCTTCCGTCACCTGAACATTGTCATAAACATAAATGTTCAATACGGCTGCATCCTGGCGGATCGCCGTGGCGCCGTCCGTGAGCCCTATGATGTCGCCGACAGCAATTTCCAGTAACGGATAGAAAGTATCGACCGCATCGGTCAGACCAATGGTATCGTAGACTGAGACTTCCAGAACGGGCAATTCGACTACGATCTCGTCTGCCAGCCCTATACTGTCAGATACGAAAACTTCTAATACAGAGATGGATATTTCGACGGCATCCGTGAGGCCAACTAAATCCGATACCGACACTTCCAGGGCTGGAATCTGAACAGCGTCCTCATCGCTAAGTCCTATAGCATCGGCAACGGAAACTTCTAAAACTGCAATTTCAACAGCAACATCATCACTCAACCCTATTCCGTCAGTAACCAAGGCCTCGTACAGAGACAAAGCTGCATCAACTGCCTCCGAAAACCCAATACTATCGCTAACAGAAATCTCTAATACCGGTATCTCGTTAGCGACATCATCAGTTAAACCTATCGAATCAAACACGGATACTTCCAGGACCGGTATTTCAACAGCGGTTTCATCAGCCAAACTGATACTGTCAGTGACCGAAACCTCATATAAATCCAGGGCCAAATCAACCGCATCGGCCAAGCCAATATCGTCTGAAACGAATATTTCCAGCACCGGGATTGATATATTCACATCATCCGTGAGTGAGATTTCGTCAAAAACCAAAACCTCTATTGTTGGCACAAGCAGAGTTACTTCATCAGTTAGCCCAATATCATCTGAGACTGAGACTTCAAGAATTGGAATCGAGGCGGAAGCTTCTTCGGAGGCGCCAATATTGTCAAAGACGTTTATAAATAGAGAGCTTCCAGCAACAACCTCAACATTGACAAAATCTGTTACGCCAACAGAGTCAACCCCAGACGCAAAATGTATTCCTATATTTGTATTAACTGTCCATCCCAGACCTTCTAATGTTGCTTTATCAGTTTCGCCACCTGCTGATGGAGCAGCATTATTACCCGCCAAATCCAGCGTATTGAATGCCCCATCGACGCCACTATCCACAATATCGGAAAGGATGTTATCGACTTGTGACTCTGTCAAAGAACAGTCATCCATGTCGACTCCGTCTATGCTTGCTGTTAGGTCAGCGAATGCACCAGAGGTCGTATCGTAATCAAACGAAGTATTATTTGCCGTGAGAAAATCAAGTAAAGGCGGCCACGTCCACTGTGAAATATCACCAGAAAGAGAAGTGTTATAGCATTTGAAATCCACTAAACCAGTTGAATGCGTCCATCCAGATATATCTCCTGTAACAGAAGTGTTTTGCAGGTATAAATCGTAGAGAGTATTAGGAAATGTCCAACCAGAAATATTGCCAGAAACCGATGTGTCAGCGAGGCTAAGAATTTCCAGAATGGTATTAAATGTCCAACCAGAAATATCGCCAGAAACGGATGTGTTATGAATGGACAGAGTATCTAACGCAACAGGAAATGTCCAACCAGAAATATCACCAGAAACGGATGTGTTGTAAGCATAAAAGAGTTCTAAACTACTCGGTAACGTCCAACTTCCAATATTACCAGATACCGATGTGCTTTCTACTCTAAAGGTCTGAACGCTGTTCGGAAGTGACCAACCAGAAATATCGCCGGAAACGGATGTGGTTGCAAGATTTATAATGCTTAACCCAGTTGGCATTGTCCAACCGCTGATATCACCTGAAACATTAGTGTTTTGTAAAGAAAAATAAGTTAAATCATCTGGCAATTCCCATGACGCAACGCTTCCATACACATCATCGTTATATAAATTTATATAAGTTATAGAATCATAATCACTGCAAACATATTCAATTTTGTCGTCAGTGGATACAGATATGCTCCCTGCCACTCCAGATGTTAAACTGCTGTCGTAGGCATCGTTAATCCAAACCTCTACCGTACCGGAGGGAAAATTAAATTGTGGAGTTATGGTCGTGTCGGATGAAGCATAGACGGTCAATACGACGGCTGCATCCTGGCGGATCGCCGTACAGCCGTCTGTGAGTCCTATGATGTCGCCGACAGCAATTTCCAGTAACGGATAGAAAGTATCGACCGCATCGGACAGGCCAATTGTATCGGAAACTGAGACTTCAAGAGGCGGCGGCGTCTCATACGTCACCTCCATCGTCACGTAGTCGATATAAACGTTGGAGTTATTGCCTGTCGGTATGACAGCAAGAGCCACGCCGAAATCTGCATCCTTCACCCAGGCTGCCGTTAAAGAATTGCCCCAGAGATTGTCCGCTGCCCCTATCGTATAAATCGTCTCGCCAGTCGCTATAGCAAGTGGTATTGGCGTTGAAGCAAGGTTTGTCCCTACCTTGTTGCCGTCAACATCCAGAAGCTGCGCTAACGCAATTCCAGATGCACCAATGGTATAGTAGCCCTCAACCCTGACTGTGATACCAAGAATTGTCGCGCCAGCCGGAACAGCACTAAAGTCGAAACCTTTAGCCTTCAACACATAAGATTCAACACCGCTATCAAAGGCGGCATCGTCAATGTAAGCATAGGCAGCGTCATTAGCCTTGATATTGTCCGGATCGATCCATGTCAAATGATCGTAGGGAGCCTCCGACGTTGTCGATGCTACTGTCGGATATTTTGCCCCTGTTGTTGCCATGAAATCTCTTTACGGGTATTGTTTCCCTGTCGAAAGGTCAATGTGCTTACAGAATATGTTCGTATCGCACAAGAACGGATACTTCTTCCGTCCAATCTTAGGCCAGCCAGACCGTTTCAAAACATTATCTTTAATAACTCGAGCGCACCAGTTAAGGTCGGAAGTGCCGCTGCCGGAAGCGAAAGAGTTCGTATCGCGGTCGTAATAGCATTTGGCCGGAGTCTCGAAGACCTTCCTTGTCTTGCGGCCGCCGACGGTTTCGTACTCCTCGCTCTCGTTCCACATCAGCTTGATAAGCGATGAATGGATCAGGAGAAATCCCGTGGGAACGCCGTCGGCCCAGACCTTGTCGCCTATTTTGAAATCTTCATAAGCGCCCGTGCCCAGGCCTCGATAGAGAACCGGCTCGGTGTAATTGCTCTTGAGGTAATACAGGCCGCTCACAACGGGAATGGTCGCTTTCTTCATATACTGATTCAGTTGCAGGAAGGCGTCGGGCGGCGCAATAACATCATCCTCCCAAAGAAGCATCCACTCGTAGCCCTGGTTGACTACATCCTCGCAGCCGAAGTTCTGGGCGTCGGCAACCAGGAAGTGCAAGGGCACGGTACAACCTAATCCCAAAGAACGGCCCCCCGCGGACCAGTTGGGGGGCGTAGGCTGCCCGTGCCGAGACATTGACCATTCCATTCGCACAATGCCCAGGGAGGCCGTGACGATCAGTAATCTATTCCTCGGGTTCCCGTTCGCTCCGCTCTGTATCAGCTTGGCGCCGCCTATCATCGTCACCTGGCTTGACAGGTGCGGGCTTGACGGTTTCGGTAATTTCGACATTGACTGCATCGGTTATTTTCACTCCGTCACTTTGAGTCATTTTTAACTCCTTTTTTCTTCGGTGACATTTCAACCGCATCGTCCGGCCTCTGCTTATCGAACTTCGGTTGCATTACAGGTTTTCCTTTTTTGTCTTTGCGCGGCTCCATGATGATCTCAATGCAGCCGTTCAGAGAAAACACGCTCCTGATGATCTTCCACGGCAGGGGCTTCTTGTAACTGCAACTGTGCCACAATTGAAAATCGGGATCGAAGAACTGGAACGTCGCTTCGTTGGGGCACATATAATGCGCCGGGTGGGCTGCCTCCAGGTAACTTCCGGCATAAGGACAGCTCAAGAGCAACTGGCCATCGTGCCGGCATATACGCCACAGTTCATCCATGACCTGAAAGCGGTATTTCGGCTCTATATGCTCCCAGATATGCGACATCAAGACCTGAAAACAGCTTCTGTCGGGCACGGGCCAGGGGAACCGCTGAATGTCCCAGACGATGTCCACGCCGGGCTGCCTGTACTGATCGAGACCGACAAATCCCTTCTGTTTGAATTGCCCGCAGCCTATATCGAGCTTAATGCCGCTGGCTTTTCGGAATAACGCTTCGTTCACTCTTTTTGCCATCAGCCAAAATGTCCCTTCCGCTATTTTAGGTCGTCGAATAACGCCATTCGTATGAGCAGTTAACGCTCTGCGTGGTAGCCAATGCCGAAGAAGCGAAAGCTTTGCCTGCCAGCAGCGAGCCGGACGAATTGGCAAACACCCCGATATTGGCAATCGTTACGGCGCCCAGTGCCCCGTCAAAGGCTACGGACATGCGGGCGGTCAAACTGTCAATAACGGAACTCTGGGCAAAAGCCGAGTAGTAATCGGAATGGCTGTCAGCAAGTTCCACATCACTGCCCACGGGGTTGCCTGTTCCACTACCAAGCCTGAGACCGGCGGCCTGGACGGATGCGGCTCCTATCGGGGCGGCGACGATGCAACTGTTCAAGCCGTAGTTGGTAATCTGGTTTTCAAACCAGCCGGAATCGCCAACTATCTTTTTCGTTTTCTTGTCCACGATTTGCAGACGTGCGAAACCCTTGATGCCAATGCAACTTGTTAATTTTTTAATTCTCATTTCAATACTCCCTTTTATGTAATTGTTAAGGCAGGTAAATACGCTTGCTTTTATTGTTTCCTTCCCGCCCTTTACTTTTTCTTCGGTTTGGCCTTCGGTTCTTGTTTATCCGGCTCATCCGGCACTACCCCCGGCTCTTCTCGATGCACGGCAAGCAGATGCTCCTTGAACAACTCGGGAGTCTGCCTGACCGCGCCGCACAATTTGCAGGTCAATCCCGTTTCCTTGACGGGCGGTACCGGGGCTTTCGCCGACACATCAACCTCTTCACCGGAACTCGGATCGTAATAAACACCATCCTGTTTCCAGAGGGTTCCGCTCTTTGAGCCGGCGATATCGTAAGGTCTACTTTTGTCTAACATTTTTCCATCTCCTGTAATATTTTTCGATTGCTTCGACTATTCTTTCAGGCTTGAGGGCTTCCATGCACTTTGCACCATCGTGCCTTACGTTTAATGGGATAATATTGCCGTCCACAGTCTTAATCTGGGCCTTTGATACGAGGCATTCGCCGTCGTAAATCAGCCTGTGACACGGCTGGCAGTTAACCGGCGCGGACAATGCCGTGCAGTTCTTCCAGTATTTTGTCAGGTTCTCCGGCGATGAATGACTGAGAAAGACGATCTTGGGAGTATCGTAGCAGCTTGCAGCGTTGAGCACCCCCGTCTCCGGACCTACAACAAGGTCACAATATTTCGTCATCAGCATGGACTGGCGAATGGTCCAGGCGCCGGATTTGTTGAGAGTGTTCTGATGTTTCCACGACTCCAGGATCTTGCACATCTCATCGCCGACCGTAACGATAACAATGTCCGGATGCTTCTGATGGATTGTGCCGGCCACGATGTGGGTCCAGGGATAGCATTTATGCAAACTCGAACCCGACAGCGACCAGAGAATCATAAACTTGTCTTCATTCTGCTGACGGATAATCCGGGCAAGCGATTCTTCCATATCGGTAAAATGCAGTTCCGGTAATTGGCCCTTCATATCGGGATAACCGGCGGCATCCATAGTCCTGTCCATATAATTGATATTGCAAAGCTCGTTACGCTTTTTGTGAGAAAGATGATATTCGGCAGTGCCCTGTCGAACCAGCAGCGTTTTTTCCACGCTTTCGCAGAGATTGACGACACGGTCGAATCCTTTGCCGATTTCCTCCCAGTACGGACCCAGCTCGGCGTTTGGAACAACGTCACGCTCCTGCAGCATGAACTCGTCTATCCAGGGACATTCCCTTAATACTTCGGCCGAGTAAGGAGTGCAATTATAAGTGATCCTAAAGCCATCGGACTTGAGTTGTCTCAAAACCGCCGTTGCCCAGACGGCATCGCCTAAAGCACCATAGCGAATAACCAGGCAAGTTTTTCCAGCCTTTTTACGGGGGAACGCCACGAAACCGTTATTGGATTTCAATGGCTCGGTCATGCAAGCCGGAAGAATGCGCCTGAGCATACCGACACGCTTTCTTACAATGATTTGGAAGCTGTATTCGTTGCTCGAATTATGTTCCGTGGCTGAAATCAGTTTGAAGTTGCCGAACTTCTTGAGAATAGCCCAAATATCGCGCCACTCAAAATCTTGTTGATGATTTGGATTCGCCCCGGCCGTTCCGACATTGGGATAAAACTTTCTATCGGGAAGATACAGGATTAGGTATCCACCCGACTTAATCACGCGACACCACTCCCGTAGGATCGGTTCAGTACATTTGAAATCCTCGAGGCAGTGCGATGAAAAGACGTAATCGAAAACGCCATCTGAAAATATACCGAGTGCATTATCTGCCGACAGGTCCAACTTGATATCGGCCGCCGAGCCAGCAATGTCTATCCCCGTAGCTTCATCGCAGACCTTCTCATTCCCGCAACCAATGTCCAACCCTGTTCCCCGCAGATAACTTGCTACCCTGTATCTGCACTTCTGGGCCTCGTAACCCTGCGATAATTGCGAATTCCACATCTGTTATCCTTTCGTCTTTACTCTTAATCCTGCAATTTGACTGCATTGACTGCGTATGTGTTCGATATGAGGTTTCAGATCTTCGGCGCTCGAGTCTACTTTCGGATGGCTGAGTGTCTGAAACAGCTCCCCGGTAATCCATTTGCGGGCGTAATAATCCATATCGAGAATCTTTCGTGCGCATATTTCATTCGAACCGTGCACTTTAGATACCCCGCCTTCGTGAACTCCCCGGGCCCTGACAATATTCCAGATTTGAAAACCACGCGATCTTGCCGTAAAGCAATAATCGCTGTCACTGCCGACAAGCTGCATATTCTCATCGAGCAGGCCTATCTCTCTCAGCATGGCCGTTCGCATAATCCAGCAGCAGGCACTGGCCCATCGCACCTGTGCGTTATCGCGGAAAACAGCCAAGGACCCAATTGCGGCAGTACCCAACGGGTAAGTACCCACCCCGCCGGCACATATAACTTCATCGGGATTGACCTGAGATAATTGAAGAGGCATTCCGATTCCGCAGTCCGGCATACCGTCCATAAACTTCACCATCTCCTCGACGGCCCCTGCCTCCAGGTACATATCCTGATTGAGAATGATAATATACGGTTCCTGCGGATCGCTTTTTAAGAATGCCCGCAACCCGACGTTGACGGCCCGCGTGAAATAGATATTCTCATCGGTATTATCGTGGATATAAACTTTGACATGAACCGTCTGTTTGCGTAAATGCTCAAGGCATTTGTCGAGCTGCTCTCTGTTTTTGAAGAATGGGATTACCACTGGAATCATCTTCTGCACGGCTCCCGCAAGTTCAGTAGTTCTCGCCTGTTTTCTTCCAAAAACTCGTAAGTTGGAATTATCTCTTTAGTAAACAACTCCTGAGAGGTTTTTTCTATAACCCCAACCCCGTAATCGACATCGAAAACATACATGCCCAGGTCCGGCCTCGATGCCCTCAGCTCCGCCCAGGCCTTCCAGACATCGCCGCACCAAAGACCCTTCCTGACGTTGACAGGGCATTGAAGCCCTTCCGACGTCGGGTTGCAGTCGTGGACTACGATAAATCCGTTTTCCGTTATGAGATTAAGCGCGTTATTTATATCTCTCAAAGCCTGTTCGGCCGTATGCAGGCCATCGACAAAAATCAGGTCGAACTTTTCACCCCTGTAACTCTCGAAGAAGTCGTCAGAAGTCATTCTGTATTTGCAATCCTCATTCGGGTCGACACCCGTCTTGTAATCGCAATTTATCTTATTGAAATTCGTTGCGGCATTGTCTACGCCGATTTCCAGGTACCGGGACAGGTGATGTTTGCTGATTAGGTCATTGATAATATCCGTCCTCAACACGCAATAATCACCTAAGTGCGCGGAATATTTCCCAGGATTATCTCTGATACATTTCGGCAGTTCGGACAAACCTGTGAAACTGAACTCATAACCGGGCCGGCCGAACAGGTCGATACCCTCGCTTCTGCATTTCTCGATATTCTCTATGTTCGTATATTCCGGCCTGTCGCATTCCGTATGAGAGAAAGCGCAGAGTTTTTCCGCTATCCTTTCCGCACTCATCAAGTAGGCAAAATGCCACCCGGCATTAGGTAATATTAGCCGATCTTCTTTGCCCTGCCGTAATTGCCGGGCCGATTCGTAGTCTTTGTAACGGCAGAAAGCAGGCCATATCCAATCCCTCTTTTGGCGGCAGTTAAGCCAGTAATAATAGTTGCGCATACTCAGCCTGCCGGGTAAATTGGTCATTTTTATAATCGGCATGACATCGGCACTGACGATCTCATCGGCGTCGGTAAGGATAATTGTATCGTCGGGAAGGCATACGGTTTTCAAATAATCGTCGATAGATTCCCTCTGTCCCCATTCATTGGCCCAGGCATCCGTAGCGTGATATGCGGTATGTTGAGAGATAATATGAACGATTCTGTCTTTGTGCTTCCTGTATCGCTCGCTGTTTTCGCAGAAATACAGGGGCTTTGGCTTGCCGGTATAAGTCCTGTCGGATTCGACCAGAACGAATTTATCGACAAGGCCGGACAGCTCTTCCAGGCGAATATCCAGAAGGTCGAACTCGTCATAAAACATAAAAGTATTGTAAATTAAGCCCATGTTTATTCCTATAAAACATCCGTGCGGGAGAGACAACGCATCCCTCCCGCCGAATGCCAAGACGAAAGGACTATTCTGTTACGCGAACAATCTCTGATACGTCAGTCGCAGATTCAACGGACCGACAATACACACTCCGGCATTGACCGTTTGTGTACCGGTTACATCGACCTGGAGTTCTGTATTGGCTGCTATGTCGGCACATGCGGCCGCCGTCATAGTTCCATCAACGTCAGTCAGGGCCGTATTCGTACCGATAGCGATATCGCCGAGCTGAGTAGTGCCGTTCATCAGTAGAAGGTGTGAACTCGAGACGTTCCCAGCCGTCAAAATCTGGGCCTTCATCGCCAGCAGTTTGCAACGGGCGAACAGCTCGAATTTGGAGGCATCTGTAGCCTTGGGAATCAGTCCCGCCGCATCCGACGCCGTTACCGTTGAAGTACCGCTAATATTGGGAATTTGCATTTCAGCCGCTGCGTGATACAGCGGATCTGTGTAAACTTCGCCAGACATATTAATTTCTCCTAAAAATAGGGTTGACTTGTTGATTTGAGGTGATACAATAGAATGAGCCACAGATGAGGTTATGACTCACCTGCGGCTCTAAACACGACAATCTATTAAGGAGATCGCCATGTCTGAGACAATTCAAACAAAACGATGCACAAGATGCAAGGAAGTTAAATCCCTTACGGAATTTTACCGAGACAAGATCAAACTTGATGGCCATAGCAGCCAGTGTAAAATTTGCAATATCAATCGAATCAAGGTATCCCGCCAAACGGAACGAGGTAGGATTATGTCCTGTAAAGTCTCGCTTCATTACCGGCAAAAACACCCCGAAAGACATAAAACCTCCCAGAAACACTATCGCCATACTGAAAAAGGCAGAACTTTCGGTCGAGTCTCCAACCTTCTCATAAGACTCTTCCATCCGGAAAAATGGAAGGCAAGAAGAGCCGTCCAACATGCCGTTCAAGCTGGCAAAATAGTTCCTGTTCATACTCTCAACTGCCAGAATTGCCAGCAAAAGGCACAGGAATACCATCATACTAACGGCTATGAGCCGGTGTTTTGGTTTATTGTCATTCCTCTTTGTAAACAATGTCACCGCCTTGTTCATAAGTAGTTGCCTATTCAGCACTTGTGCCATGAATAATATGAGGGGTCCACCCCTTGGTCGTATCCACACTATCCCCGGTCTTGCTGACCGTGTCGCACCATATACTCTTGAAGGTCGTCAGGGCCCGCCAAGCGATAGACTTGTCCCGCCCGTGGTCCTTTACCTCATAAGTAATGAGAGGCGCCATGACCGGTATCTCCATCACCGCATCGTCGCCGAAAACCACAAACTCCCCGTAAGAAGTATTAAAAGAGTTGGAAAGGATGTGGTTCTCTTTAACGAACCGGCAGTTGTATATCTTGCCCGCCTCGTTGGTCAGTCGCTGCTCCGGCTTGGTGTACTTGTAAACATCTATCCATGCCGTATCGTCTGTGAGACCGCGGAGCGCCTTTACCGATGCGACACATACGTAGTTGCCCTCGTTATCGAAGGGCGGCACGTTCCAGATCGTCAACTGATCGCAGATGTTCTTAACGTGGTAGCTGTTAAGATTCGAAGCAGCGGTGTCCGTCGTTGTTCCGGCTGTACCCAGGATGAATGAATCGGTGGTGGTACAGGTGTACTTTGCGAGCGTGTCCTTGAAGGCCGCTGCACATGCCCGGTCGAGCGTTTGGGCCTGGTGGTTCCTCAGCCGCTTGTGGATCATGTTGTCGATATTGAACTCCGACAGCTTTTCGATCTTGCCGGTATACGGAATAGCAAGACCGTACTCGGCAATAGTCGCCGTGCCCTGCCCGAGCACGAAGGTGGCCCTCGGCATGGTAGTGGTCTCGACAAGGGTTCCGTGAGTGCCGGGAATATCGCCGATCTTATCGAAGAGGACGATTCCGCCCTTAGACCCTGCGTTCAGCGTGTCTTCCTTGATGTTACAGAACTGGGTGAATCTCATTAACGGCTGGGATGCGTCCCAGATTTTATGTGACAATCGCGGGTTGGTCAGATAACCGCCGAGCGTGGTTGTCATCCATAATTGTTGTGATGCCATTTTTAATACTCCTTAAAATCAACTAAGGAGCGACCGTCTGCGTTTGTGCGCGTCTGGCTCTCCTTTGTTGGACATAACTTTCACCGGTCAATTCCGGCGTTTCCGCTGCTGTTGAAGGAGATGTCGTTCCCGATGCGGCAAGTCCGGAGGCTTTAGCGGCCGCAGCGGCCTTGACCTTGGCATCCGCCTCGGTTTTGGCACGTTCGGTCTCAGCCTCTTTCCTGCCTTCGGCCTTTAAGGACTTTATATGATCGCGGGCATTTTCAACGGCACTTTTGATACGTTCTTCCGGGGTTTCGAAAGGAGAGGTATTTTTCTCCAGGAAATGTCTAACGATAACCTCGTTAGGCCCGTTGTCGCAAACATCCGGGTACTTCGCCCTGACGTTCTGCGCAAGCAGCTCCTGCTTGAATTTCGCACTCAGATTACCGACAAGTTCTTTGACCTGCTTTCCGGTCACGTACTCTTCGGCATCTTCTTCATCCGAGCCGGCTGCCGGCGCATTTGCGCCCGGGCCGCCGTGGAGCCTCGAATAGTCGACGTAGGGACCTATCGTATCCAAAAGCTGCTTGTTACGAGCCGCTTCCTGGGCCGTCTGGGTCAGCTTCGCCTGAAGCTCCTTCTGGCTTTCCTGAAGCTTTGCGTGCTCTGCCTTGTAGTCGGTTTGGTCCTCGGCTGCTGCCGCCGCTGCGCCTGCGCTGTCATTGTCGCCCGCTGTTTGATCCGCTTCAATTGTCCCGGCATCTTGCTGGGGTTGGCCTGCGGATACATCGTCATTTTGAATATTCTCATTTTCTGCCATCTTCGTATCTCCTTTTTCTGCGCTTGAGTCCCGTTGGGATTGTTCAAGCTGATTACATATAAATAAAAAACCCGCATCCAACTCGGCACACACCGAATCGAATACGGGCTTCTTTTCGCTTATCGTATCGCTATAATAGCGTTTTAAGTTTTAGAAAGAGCTAACTTAGGGATGTATTGGCAACTATAGTTCTGGAACTCCACCTGAAACGGTCCATTCTTACTAATCAATGAAGCGCTAAATGACAGTACATCACCGTAATGCCAATCGAGACGCCAAAGTTCGTGTTTGCCAATCCAATAGACAGAATCCTCAGCAGCAACGAGGTCTTGGCAAACATCGAGAGTCGGCAGGGCAATCGTAGTATCATCGGGAAGACCATTCTTGCTTCTTCCACATCCACAAATGCCAATCACGTTATCCGAATGATTCGCAAAAAGGTGGAACCCTCGCCAATCCAAACTCACAAAATGCCCTTCGTTCATCAGTTCGCAACCTACCAAGCCGCGAGCCAAGGGATGGCTCTTGTTTAGCGGTGTACCTAACAGTGGCTTTGCTACGGCCTTAGAAGTACAACCAATACCAAGCAAACCGATTGCCGACTGAAAACATCTATGTATAAAACTTCGTCTATTCATTCTTTCACCTTGCTTCTCTTCGTCATAAAGACGTCTTTAACTTGACCGTCCCGCAAATGGACCTCGACAGTTACCTGTCCCGTGAATCCCTCCCGCTCCGGCACACGCGCCATTATCTGCTCGCCGAGCGATGTCTTGACGGCCTCGCTCCTGAGTATCGTACTGGTTCGAGACAGGCTTTTTGTTCCGTTACTCATGCTTGCCCATCGCTTCCTCAACAACCGATTCCCGCTCAATCTCGGCGGCCTCATCGATCGCTATATTGATTCGGTCGAGAAACTCGTTGATTGCCAGGAGCCGGTAGCGGCACTTGTTCATTTCGGCCAGGTCATTCCATTCGGTACTGATAAGTTGCTGCTCAAGACCCCGCCTGGTTTCAAGCAGGTCGGGCAGAATAATATCCTGCCAGCCCGGGGACGCTATCATGGCCCTGAGCTTACTTGCCTTTCGCAGCGATTCGTTGATTTCTTCCGGTGGCTGATTCTCGTTCATTTGACTATATCCGCATTGCCTAATATATCATTTTGAGTAACCATATCTGAAATCATTGCCTTACATCTTCTTCCTAAACTTTGCCGAATGCCTTTTATTAAACAATCGTCTATTCTGTCCCATACTGTCGCAGGTTCACCACCATTTAATATTTTATCTCTGCATTCAAGACATATATCAACAGCAGGTCGACAAGGGATGTGTTTTTCATTATCATTTATTTGCTCTAAAACTATCGTTGTGAACCATAGCCGATAATCTCCAGATTGCCCACCCTGAAATTTCCTGCTTTCACCACATATATCACAAAATATTTGTATCATTACAGGTCTCCTTGATTATTTATTCCATATAAATCTGTCACTTCATATACTGCGTGTGCCATCTTTTATCCTCTCACTCATTTCAATACTTTCTCCAGCCTCACAACAATAGCTTCGCATTCTTCCGCCAAATCATCGTTCGTAATATACCTGGCCCCGCCGAGCCAACTGAGCCGGCTGATTAAAAGATGAAGAACCTCGTGTTTTGCATGGGACTCGGGACCTGGGTCTATCTTGGCGGAATCCTTGCTAATTTCAGTATTCAGACTTACCCTTGCGGCTTTATCTTGCTCCCAAATCGTCGCTCCTGCATATTGACCGTCCAGCTTCTCATGGAAAAAGTCTATGCGGTACTGAGTCAGGCCCAGTTCCTTCTGCCATCGCAGGAACTCGGCCTTGAAACGCTTGAAATAAATTTTAGATGTTAACATATAGATTTTCTCTATAGGATTCTTTGGCAATGTCATCGGCAGTACCAGCGTCTTCGTTTGGCGTATCCACTATCCAATACGGTTCTTTGTTTCCAAACGCCATTTGCCATTCAATGCTCATTATTCAAATCCCTGCTTCCTTGCCTTTTTTTCCCGCCTGGCCTTTATGGAATCTTCCTGCTTGCTCAGATCGTCCGGCATACTAATCTTGTGGACCTCGAAGGTATAATCGTACTTTTTCTTCTTGTCATTCTCGTTGCTGTTACTACTGATTCTCGTCAGCTTGATTTCGGCCTTAACGGTAATGACCTTGCCAATGTCCTTTTCGTCAAAAGAGGACACGCCGGCCACACCCTCGTCGCTGTAATAGACGGTCGGGTAGTATTTAGCTTTTTTGCCCCTGGTTGACATAGTTTCCGGCTTTTCGCCCAAGTCAATTTCTTTCATATCTTCACCTTTTTAACAGTTTATTCCTGCCACCATTCCTTATCGTCGGACTCTTGAGCCGTCATATTGCCGCAATTGCCACATTCGAGATTGTCAAGATCGCTTATGGCCGGCACGATAGCTGTCTGCTCGTGACTGCAAATACGACACCGTAAATCAACAACAACCCATTCCTCACTAATCCCCAAATCTCTCAGTTCTTGCGTGACCTCATCCAAATCATTGACCATGATATCATTCAAAGGTCTATTGATTTCTTTGTACGCTTCAATGACTTTGGTCTTGTTTTTGAAAAGAATCATATCTTCAACTCCCAAACCGTCACATTATATGTCCCGCCGCACTCGCAGGCATCGTCTCCCTGCATGGGACAAATCACAGTGACCGTCTTCGTCCTGCCGCATCTCTCGCAGCGATAGGAACGAACAGTATTCGGATTCGGATCAAACATTTACTTGACTACCTCAACTTGACTCGCTTCCAATCGCACGGCACAACTGTTACAGTAATCCGTCCCATGCCCCTCGACATCATTTCCGTCCCAATAGCACCTGTAAGACTTCTTGCATCCGGGACAAGTAAAAAGTGGTTTCAACTTCCAAAAAGTTGGACATGAAAACAATTTATGCGACCAACGCTTAAAAAAGCCCTTCTTCTTAACTACTGTAAAAAAGGTCATTTCCCCTGTGCTATTTGGATATGATTCTGCTGCCATTACTTGACTACCTCAATACCGAGTAGCATCTTGATTTGACTACAACTTGTTTCGGCAACGACAGGGGCAAATCTGAATCCCCGGTCATCAATATATAAATCCGCAATGGGTTTATTGCCTGTCTCTGGTGGATTATGGTCGCATGAATTTATACTATCGAAATCAAAATTGTGATGTGCGAGCCATTCAAATAATGCAGGAGTTACTTTTCTGGTTGTCCATAAAATACAACGATAGCCAGCATTTTTGAGCAACCTAACTAATTCTGCTGTTTCAGAAATAGGGTCGCCAAAAACATCAACACCCTTCCACGTGTCATAAGTCGCACATACACCATCAAAATCAAAACATATTGTATTCTTCATTTCTGGCTTTCGTAATCATGCAGCATTTCACAATCAGGATAATCACACAAAAACCCGTCCACGTGGCTACACCCTTCTTTTTTGTAGAGCCTACAATGACATACGGGGTCATTCGTGCTTATTAGTATTCGCCTCCAAAGCGGGTAGTAGTTCTCTCTCGCGCCCTTCATATACAAACGATATATCTTTTTAAGCCATCTTAGCATTACGAGACTACCTTCCCTTCTTTGTCGCCTTCTTCCGGCTTCGAACATAATGCCTGAGATTGTCCTGGTCTTTCTCGGCGCCCATACGCGCCCTGATAGAGACCTCGGCACTGGCCTTGCTCGTCGAGCTACCCACTACCTCGTTGTGGTCCTTGTTGACGATCTTCCACGGCCGCTCGGCACCTTTTACGTATCGGATTTTGTATGGCATTTTCTATCCTTTCACTTTCTTCTTTTTGCCCATCTTCTTGAACGTCTTGGCGAGATTCGCCTGTCTCTTGGTCTTTGTAGAAGCCTTCGAGTCGGACTTTGTCACCTTGGCGGCGTATTCCTGAACACCCATACCAGCCTTTTTTGCCTTCTTGGTAAAGGCCCCTTCCTGCATATCCATACCCTGAATCCACTTCTTCTTTTTCTGGCTCGACTTTCTTGATTGTACATATCCTTTAGCCATATCAAATAATCTCCTTCGGTATTACCTCATTGGCGATGGTTGCGGCTGTCCTGCCGGTTGTGACGGCGCCTGGCCGGGCGGTAGTTGCGGCCTTTGTTGCTGCTGTGGCATTTGCTGCTGCATCATCATCTGTTCGGGCTCTTCCTCGCGGTGGGCCTCATCCAGGTTCCAGAGACTAAGTAGTCGCTCCCACAAATCCTTCACATCGGTACACTGCGAAAGCTGCTGGTTCGCAAGCGCCAGACTCAGGGCCTGCACGAGATATTCCACCTGCTGTTTTTGCAGAAGCAGTAAGCTCAATCCGCCGACATTGAACTGATAGCGCTCGATGTTCTTGAATTCATCCGTAAACTGGCAGAGCATTTCATAGCTGCTCCGCAGAATTTTTCGTATCGTATTCATTTCTATCTTCCGGGCGATTACATCGAAATAACCGTGAGACTCGCTCGTCTTGATCTCGATCTCCCCCAGTGTCTTGGATTTACCGCCGGGCATCGCGGTAAGAAACTCCGTCACTGCCGTACCTTCCTGCAGCTCCCTCGTGACAAGTTCGAACACCTTGAACGCGTCGGCCGCAATCCCATGAGTGTTTACCTGGGTGACAACAGGTCCTGTTGTTCCCGGCTTGGTCTTAATGAGCTTGCCGGGGAATATGCTGTGCATCCTGGCCGGCTCAAGAAGTTTCTGCGGATCGTACTCAAGCATCATATTGACCGAGTAGTTCAGGTTGTCTATGAACATATTCAACAGGTTATTCAGCGTATACTGGAGCTTGATTTCAGCCTCGACCATTGATTTCCCTGCAAGACCGCGGTGAGGATAGGGCATGGGCACGCAAAAGTCGTATGGCGGCTTCTTATTCTTACTAAGAGGTTGTGGGTTGCCGTCGTTCCTGATGAGATACCTTTCGTTTGCGAGCATCAATAGCTGGCCCTTCTTTTTCTCCTTGCCATCCTTACTGACCACGGTACCCCAGAACTCAAGGATCTTTACCTTTTTTGATTCCGACTTATGCTCATCGAGACCACGCCTCTTGTTCTGCTCGGCATTTTCATCCGCCTTCTGCTCACTGGTCTCCGTGACCTTATCGATCTCATCCATATCGAAGACATGGCCATCTTTGTCGGACTTTTCAAAGCTTTCGTTGGCTTCCTTTGCAACCTCGATTAAATCGCAGAGCAACATTTCTTTGTACTCGATAATGTAGCGGGGCGGCTCATCCTGGAACGGAAGATAATCGGGCGCGATATAGATGTGCTGTACGTCTTTAGTCTCATAGCTCAATAGTTTATTTTTAACTATCCACAGCCGTTTGATTACACCGATACCCAGCAGGCAGGCGGGCTTTATCATCTCACCGAAAGCCGATACGAAGTTCGTCTTCTTCAAATGTGCTTTGAACCTCTTATCATCTTCTTTGCACTGCTCCTCGTATTCGTTCAACTTCTCTTCGAGTGACTTGACCTTCTCTTTCGCGGCGTCTACGGTGGCATCGGCCTGCTCTATCTTTTTCTGCTGCATCTCTACAGACTTCGGGGCCTCGGGATTCTTTGGATCCTTCTCAATTCGCTTGAGTATTTCATTGACCTTGACGTATATCTTGTGAGCAGACTCCTGGGAATGAGCCAAATCCTTTCGGGCCCGGCGGATCATCGACTTTAACGGCAGTTTGAACTCATCGTCGAGCTCGATATGGAACAGCTTCGAGGTTTGCAGCGTCGCCCGCTCGATCAGCATGGAGGCACGCTCTATTGCCATGAATAATTTTGGTATGCACGTCTTGGACTGCCAGGGCTTCTTATCCTCGTAGTCCTGCTTGTTCTGGTATATCTGCCATAATTCCTGCCATTCTTTACGCAGCGTCTTGGTGGCTTCTTCGGCCTCTTTCTTGCAGTCCGTAATCCACTTGATAAGGTATTCGCTGTCGTCGAGACTGACAACACCTTCGTCCGTGGACTTCGGCTTGGCGGCCTCTTTGTCTTCCGTTTTCTTCTTACCTTTTGCCATAGTTATTCCCATACCAAAAGAAAAAGGGGCACGTCAGTTTCCCAACGCGCCCCTGGATAGGCTGCGATGATACCAGCATCTCGGCGGTAGCTACTCCGCCTGTGCCTGCTTTTCTTTTGGGTGTTAAACTATATTATTCATTAAGGAATCCTGGCCTTCATCTTCTTAAAATGTCGGTCTTCTTCTTTGTGACTCAAGTAATAAGGTTCACCATCGAAAGGTTTATAAATAGAATCTATTGCATCTTCAGAATAATCATCTTCGAGCGGCTCTTGAAATAATTGAGAAAGAGGATCACCATCAATGTGAAAAGGAGACCTATCTTTCTTTTCACTTGCAGTTTGTACACCATGAGTACAATGCCAACAATATCCATCTTGCGACCTCGTATCTCGTCCACAACCAAGACAATTTACCAATTTTCTGTCTTCGTTATATCTCATTTCTTGTCCTCATTGGGGCCGTTTATTCCCAGAGCTTCCTGTACGGCAGCGTCACATATCAACTCATCAGCACTTTTTTCTTTCGACTTAAATTCACCACACCAATCATAATCTCCGTTTGTGCATGGGAATACCGCGATACGTCCACTATCACCTTCTTCGCACTGGTCGGGCTGGTATAGTAACGCGTTGATAATTACAGGGCTATGGCATCTGCATTCTCCATATTTATTATCATCCTCATCCGTCCCGCCTTCTTCAAAATCCCAATATTTGCAATCTTCACATTTTGCCATAATCTATCCTGTTTTCTTTTCAACTTTTGCCATATCGAAACATCTTCGGCTATAACCGTTTTTTAACTTGACCTGAGAAGACGGGCCTACTCGAACTCGCTCTTTGTCGCGTAGGACTCCACCAGGTCGTTCTCATCCGAGCCTTCGCCTTCATCATCGGGGTAAATAGCTTCATTATCGTAGCCGATCTGCGTAAGCCCCCAGAGCCCATAGACAAGACAATCTGCTCGGTTAGGGCTGTGGCCTATCCTGTCAGCCTTCTTGAGATCATCCTTTGACTCGATCTTGTAGCCTCTCGGAGTCAGCTCTAATCCGGTCTGTGAAAGTTCCTCGATGAGTATCGGATCATCAGGGATACTTGCCTGACTCTCTCGGAAAGCTATTCGGGCCGTCCACCATATCTCTGCTCGGCGATTGAAGCATAGCGGGTCTGTCAGTTCAGATCGCTCCGAGGAGTTGACGGAGATAATGTTCCTTTCTCCCGTCTTAGAAAGCCAGCTAACTACGCCGGATCCCGGCCCGATTACGTCCACTACAATAGCCTGAGCCTTAATGTCTATCCTCATCGCCTTGCAGCGTGAAGCTATCTGGTCCGGCTGCTTGTTATTAAAGAAATCATGGGCGATTACCTTGCCGTTCTTGATACCGTATATCACACCCTCATCCCCGCCGCCCGCCTCGGCAACCCCGCACGGATCGCAAGCCACAATTGTCTTATCTCGCAGCGTATGGTAGGAATTGCCAATCGCAGCTTTTATCCAACTGTACGGTATGACCTTTTCTTCAGTATCAATATCCTCCCAGCTATTGAGTACGAAGCGGTTGTAAATATGGGGTGAATCCTTCTGCATTCGCACCAAGTCCTGAATGAAGTCAAGCGGAAGATTTCTCTTGTTATCATACGAATTAGCCTCGTATAGATCATAACTTCTCGGGTCGTATGCTTCCTCTACTTCTTTGTAGCTAAGGCCCGACTCCTTAGACATTCGCTTAATCTCTTCATCGCTCGGCCTTTCAGTATCTTTTATCTTCCATGTCTTCCATATCCAGTTGTGGCCCTTTGTATTTGCTATAACACAGCCATAGTGCGGTACTCCATCCCGCCTAAGCCTGCCCCTAAGCATATTGAACTCATTATCGGTACTGAACTCCTCCGCCTGCTCGATTACAAAGCCGCCCAAATTCATGTTTGCCAATACGTCTGAATTGTTCACCTGCTCTCCGTGCCTGAACATAAACAATGAGCCGTTTTCAAATTTTACATTTTTGTCTGATCCCACTTTCAAGCCCGTGTACTTCTCGAAGTCAGGTATAGTCGAGTCCTCAAGCCGCGTGAATTCCTTACGAACGATAAGCCATTCATTATTAGGGTACTGCTCACATTGCTTGACGGCCTTCAGGATTCCAAACATCGTCTTACCTGTGCCCCACGCCGATACCATCGCCGGGAACCTGTGCTTCGAACGTGTGAAGCCGGACTGGTACGGCCTCATCTTGATGTGCTTTACCACCTGCCCTTCGCCTTCATTTGTCACATTCATCATCATCCTCAAGAATGATTTTGACCGAGCCGCCTATTTTTACGTCTTTCTGGTCTCGCATGTCCGTTACGTTGATCGCTGTGAATTTGTACGACAGCGGAGGCGTCAGGCCGCTCAGGCCCAGGTCGATGAGCCAGTCCTTGCGGATCTCTTTGGCGCACGTAAAGGCGTCGCTAAACTCTTTATGATAAGTCGGGCTCTTCTCATTTATCCAACCGTATACATGCGAGACGTGAACATCTATTTTCTTTGCGAACTTCCTCAGCGTTGGCATCCTGGCAGGGATCAGCTTGTAATCCATCCACTTTAACGTTTTGCCGTCATTCTGGTAATGTGGAATTTCCATTTTTTCGAACGGCTCAATATCAAAGAAGTCTACGAGTATTTGGCAGAACTTAGGCTTGTACTTTGTGGGACGGCCCTCCTTCAGCTTCTTTTTCGCAGTTTTTTTCTTCTTTGCCATGACGTGAGAATGATTCGGCAATCGGGCGTGAAATACTTAAACCGGCATGACTATACTATACCCCCCTTACCTTCACTTCAAAATCGCAACCGTTCTTATGTCGGCGTTTTGTTGCCGAGAGACTTTAATCGATATGCGTCAATATATGCGAGATAACAGGCGTGCTAACTATGCCTCGACTTGAGATCGTCCATCCTGCGTCAAGCTGGAATGAAAAAAGGGAGTCGGATTACGCCGACTCCCCACCTTGAGAAAGCTGCACTGTGTTTGTGTTAATTATGCTTTGAGCAGTTTCTTGATTTCCGGCTGCGTTGCCTTCACGTATCGCTCACGCACCTTCGGATCACCGAGGTCATTTACCATTGCATACCGCAAAGTATCCCGCACCGTTGTCGTCTGACGATTTCCTTTGATGACATTAAGTACGCAGCGAGCTGTTACGATATCATCACCGCCCGCGTGTTTGCCTTCAAGATACTCTTGCAGCAAGGTAATGGCTTGTTTCTCCAGTTTTTCAAACTGCTGTGCCCTTTCTTCAGTTATTTCCAAAATACTCATTTTGTGCTCCTTTCGTTTGGGTTCTGTTCGTCTCCGTTCCTTTCACTTCAGCTCATGTCCACTTGAATTCTTTACTATTCTTCTCGTGTCGTCTCCCTTCAAATCCTCACGACTCATATCCCATTGAATTCTACTCGTTTCTACTCGTTTCGTTACCACACAACTCATATCCCATTGACTTCTACTCGTCTCTACTCGTCTCTACTCGTTTCTTTACAACTCGGGTCATGTCCGTTCCACTCCATTCCAATTGAACTCCTTTCTGGTCTCTTTACCTCTGCTCTACTCAAATCCCTTCCGTTCATTTCTTCTGGAGTTCTGTTCTGCTCCATTCATTTCCGGTCATTTTTTGTTTCGCTTCTTAGGAATCTTTACTGCGTCTGTGGTGAACACCTTCCACATAACAATCTCGAACCGCCCAAAGGTCGGCCCGTAGGCCCCGGCCCCACAACGGAAACCGGCCACCTCGAATAAACTCCGCACGAGGGATTCGTGAATGGTGTTTTCTGTCACCTCAACAATGAAATGAAGGCTCCACGGCATACGAATCAACGGTCTTCGTTTGATATGCCGCTGACCTTTATCATCCGGGAATGAACGCTCGTCATAGTCGTCGGGATTGAATGCGCGTTTCGGTTCGATGTAAACTTTCTGGTCATCCTCAATCCCGTGTACGAAAATGCAGGCTTCACACATGGCCTTATACTTAGACCCCTTTTTCGATTCCATATCGGAACCTAAAATAGTCGCCGCACCCCGCCGCCGGCTGTTGCCGATGAGCATCATGCGGATATTGTCCACCGGTAGATAGATTCCGATTTTGTCATGGTAACACTGCAAGGGTAACTCATCTTTCCATGCGTCCTTACCCTTCTTTTTGGCCGCGCCTCTTTCTACTTGCTCCGGGTCAAAAAATCTGTCGTGCAACATAGGGGCTAAACTCTTGACAATCGCTTCATTCTTGTACATTTGTGTCCATCCTTTCATTTTGAATTCTGTTCATTTCTATTTTAGTCATATCCGCTCAGTTCAACTCCTCTCAGCTCACCTCCGTTCTTATTGAATTCACCTCCTTTCTCTTCTGTTCCCGTCGTCTCATATCTCCTCTATTCCCTTCGTATTGCTTTGATTTTCATTCCAACAGTTCCTTAATTTCATTTTCACCCTCAAGCCTCAAGTTCTTCCGTAATATTCCCCAAATTTCCGAACATTTCCCTGTCGCTCCGCCTCATGTAATACTTAATCATCTTGGCGTGCCAGTTTTTCGAGTTCTTTTTTCTCAGCTTATTTACTACCATTGCAGCAAACTTATATGGCATAGACACGGCCACAACGGGCTCGTTTAAGTCAAGCCTAAATATCTCCACGAGCAGTTTGTGATTTGTTATGCAGACCTTGTTTATGCGTGCCTGGAGAAACTCCACCGCCTCTTTCTTGCCCTGGAGCCTGGCATTAAGCATATCCTCCGCCGTGTACGTCTTTTGAGCATTAGCATTTACCAAGAAGCACTTCCCTGTTAATTCTGCCCTTCGCACTCATTGCCATATCGACGGCCTTTTCGATCGCTTTGTGGATCCAGATGAAACAATTCCTTTGGTCATCGAGCACTAAAATCGAATTGAGCATAAATATCTGCTCCCAGGTCAGGTCCAGCAACGATACGGTTTTGCCTGTCCAGTCAATCGCCCAGTGACAAGACAGGCATAGTTCCGTTGCTATTTCCTCAACTGCCCCCATGCCTCGCAACCTGGCAAGGCTGATGAACTCTGCGAACTGCATAAACTGCCCGAAGCTGAACCCGCAAAACGAAACAAGCTCAAGCTCGTGTTCGTTGTCAACTTTAATCTGCATGATTTTTGTCTCCTTCCAGGGCTTGCTGTGCCATGTAGCTAATATCAGTAAGACAATCTTTCAATGATTTACCTAATATACTTGGGTGCATTGTTACTTTACCGATATCGTATATAGTACCTTTTAAGCTATCAATCTCCTCGTCTTTGGCCTTGAGGTCTACCCAGTTTTTGGTTGCTCGTTTAGTCTCCACCACACACTCATCCTCAAGTTCAAGGATTCGAGTTTTGTGTGCCTTGAGTTCGGCGGTCAGGCGGTCGATGATGTCACAGAGTTGCAATAATTCCTCATACTCATTCTTAATGTGGTTTATTTGTAATTGCTTAACATCTTCATCATACGACTTACAAGCCCCGGCCAAAGCATCAGTAAATCGCTTCCGAATACTTTGCGTTGTCTCCGTCGGCTCGGACTCAAGAAGTCCAAATAATTTAGTAAATGATTCCTCAATCATCCTGCCCCAACCGAGCGGCTGCATCCGGTGTGTTTTTCTCATATCATGCAGCAGTTTAATCGCTTCCTGTACTCTACTCATTTGTCACTTCCTTTCAGGGCTTGCCCGCTAACCGTTTGGATAATTAGAACCGTGTTCCTGAACCCAACAACATACCACATAATGAAATTTTCTATGAATTTCTTCCACCGGCAATTGTCTCGAATCATCTCGTATTCGACATTTCGCAAGCTCCAATTTTTCCATCAAGGAGTTGATGTCTTTTTCTTCTACTGCTATTAACCTCATCAGTCACAACCTTTCTAAAACAACGGGTAAATGGATTCGAACCGCCTCTCTCAACTGGAAGCCGAGCGTGCCGCCTGTGTCACTTCACCCGCTGTGGTTAATTTTCTTATCACAGCATTTAATACTTTGACATCGATACCGATATTCTCTGCATCAATGGTTTTCCATTCGCCTTTTACTCTCGCATCTTTGCCTTGTTTTGAGCGTTTTGGGAAAGGTGGAACAAAGACCATGACCAAATCATTTTGCTTTGTTATTCCCTTTTTTATGATTCCGTGCCCATCCGGCACATTCAATTCGCAGGTCCACGGTCCGCATCCGAGGTGGTCCCATCCCTTTTTGATCGCCGTATTTTTGTTTTTCATTTCGTTCTCGAATCTCTAATTTTTCCATTAGTCAAAAGCAGGCCCGCCCGGTAGGAGGTGAGAGACGAGCGGGCCAACGCTTAAGATCATTCATTACTGCTCGGCTACTCAGGCTGTTCTGCTGTATCGCTCTCTTTTGCGCCAGCAGCTTTGTCCCAATTAGCTACAGATTCGGCCACCTGCAGGCGTGCCTGTTCGATTTCAGCATCGGTGATTTGCTCGCCGGCAAGCACCCGTTTCGCAATGTCGGCTATCTCTTTGGCGACGCCAACTCCTTCGGCCACAAATTTAAGAATCAGTAAAATTGATTGAGTGTCCACAATTAGCCTCCCTTTTGAATATTGTAATCGATTAACTTTTCAAGGACCGACTTGAAAAGTTCTATCACATCTGGTTTTGTATTGCCGGTTTTCAAAGCTTCCTGCCAGACAATCAGGTAGTTCTGCCCCGAGTGTATTAGATTCGTTATCTGTTCAGTCTCATCTGGTGTGAACTTGCCAGCTTGTTGCAATGCCGTCAGCGTGTCCACTGTTGCTGAAAACGTTTTCTGCGAAGCCAGTAGATCGGCTTTCGGATTCTCCGCCCATATACAGCCGGAAGCCAGCAGTAGAAAACAGAGAAGCAACATCAGAGATGTATTTGTCACCGCCTTTCCGTTACCAACCCGTGCCATACCTTTGAACAGATCGTAGCCGCCGCCGGCAGACAGTCCGATGAGTACGCCTGCCAATAGCCAATTCTCAATCCCCGCCAACGCAAAAGACATCAGCGCAAGCCCGATACCGAGCAGAGGAAACAGCGGCTTCCTGATCTCTGGCGTGATAATCGGCCACCTGCCGATAATTGCCTTAATGAACTCAACGGCCAGTGCAATCGGCACGGCCATAGCCATCATCATCGGCGTAATGGTCACGTCCATTCCGCCTAAACTTTGTGTCATTTCTGCAAGCATTTCTTTCTCCTTAAAAAATAGTTCTGATAATTTCCACGATCATCTCTATAATTAACAGCCACAACGCCAGGCTGATTGTTAAACCCAATGTCCATCCCTGTAATCTGCTCATTTTTCTCACCACGAATTAACACGAATAAACTCAAATTTCATTTGAACAATCCCTCCTGTCCACTTGGCCAGCATTGCTGTTTTTCGGTTTTTTTACTCCTATAGGCCGCTGGTCTGCACCATTTCCTCTGTAATCGTTTCCATGTGGGATTATCCTTATTGCCGTCGAAGAGCATTGCGAATGGTAGGAATCCATTTTCGGCGTCATAAACCCTTTCCAGCCTGCTCTCTGCCCGCTCCAGCGTATCGCCTTCAAACCCGATCAGTACATAAGCAAATCGGCCGCCAATATTAAACCCGCCGAGCAATTCTTTCGCCTTCGGCAGTTTATCCAGGCTCTTCTCAGTATCGAACGCTACAAACATAGTTCCCAGCCTGTGTACTTTTCGCAGATCCCGCAACCGCCCGACATGCCACTCCTCCAGGAAGTCAAGATCCAGACCGCCCGGAAAGGATGCAGGCATCGGCTGTTGTGCCAGCATTTCAAAGACCTTCTCGATATGACCACGACTGCACGCCAGCAGGTTATTATCTTGAACGATATACCCCGGCTGGATCTGTAATTCTCGTATTTTCCCTTCACGCTGCGGGACCAGGCACCACGGGCATCGCTTCGGGCAGCCCCGGGAAGAGAACGTCACGCCCTTCTTGACGAATCGCCCAGGCACGAACTCGCCGCCCGGATCGCCAAACGCCGGACCGCCAACCTGAACATTATCGAAATGCAGCGACCAGGCCCTTGCTAATGAGTACGCAGCCTCTATGTCCCATGTAAACGTTGCGGAAACTAAAACCAACTCGCTACGCTTCCAATCTCGTACAAAAAATGGTGGACTCTTATAGAAAGCCAGATCATCAGTCGGCGTCCACTTTGTTTTTCTCGCAAATACTCGAATCATGCTATCACCATATAATTGTTAATAATTGGCGGCGGGAACAATCCGGCGACAAGCCGGCATAGGGATTAACTTTACCAAGTAAAACTTTTTATAGCAGCGTTCCCGCCGCCGAGGCCCTTAATCCATTGGTTCACCTCCTTTCGCTTCGTAAGTTTTTGCTATATCGGTTCTGAATCATTACGCCGATTCACTGTCTTCTGTAATTTTCACCTTATCATCTTGTGGCGTAACTAACACTTCGACACCATCGCAATGGCACTTGATTGTGCCATCCTCAAGTCTCTGTAGGTGCTCCTCTTTGATTAGTTCCAGAAGTTTTCTCTTCAATGTGACTTCATTCGCCAGTGCTTGCTGCCTTAACCTTACAGACTTTTTGTATTCCCTTCCTATCTGAGCGATCTCTTTTGAATGTTCCGGTGATACATCCATCAGGGGCATCTGCTCTCCTACCGGAACTTCTGACTTTTCAACTTCGTTTTGCATTGCCAATTTCTTCCTTGCCATGTGACACTTCCTTTCTTTAATTTTGTTTATTCATTTGGTAACAAATCACTTGACTCACCAAGCTATCGGGTACTTCAAAAAAACCCTGCCTGCCTTTATATGGAATCGGCCCTATTTGTTTTAAGTTAGAAAACAACCACGCATATCTTTTGGGCCTATAATCTCCAAAAGCATACTCATATCCACATGGTGTATTTTCTTCTGTTATTTCAATACATCGTTTTAACTCGCCAATAGCAACAATACAGCCAAGAGGTAGAATTTCTTTCAACATATCATCATAATAGAAGCAGCCTGCTTTATTAGGTCTATGTCGTTGCAGAACAGTTACAAATGGTGTGTTTCTAACAATATCAGAATCCCATTTTCTTTTAGCTGCATGAATAGCAACTGGCCCTCTGATATTTGTTTTCCAACTCCGTGTTTCAATTTGTTTTTCGCCAAGCGCTAATAGTGTAGCCCACGGTTGCCATAAACTAATACATTTCATTTTTGTACCTCTGGTGCGTCAAGTGATTTAATGCCATTCATTTTCAAATAATATTTCTATACCGAAAAGGCGAACGTTGGGGTCTCTTGTTTTTTTGTCTCGGCTAACTGTCTATCGGCCTGAATGTGTAGTTCATCTGCAACCTCTGACATAGGTTTTAAGAATATATCTGGCGTATTTAATCAAATCAGAAACACGTTGGCCTTTAGGGTGAACATTACACCATAATTCAAGATTTTTAGGGTT